GTTTGGATAAGAAATGCCCGTAGTGTGGGTTATTAACTTGGTCAGTTACTAACACATCGTTAGGTTCGGTGCCGAACGCAATACACAACACTTCTGTTGAGGGATCGTTGGCGTATACATCCAGCCCTCTATCTTTCAGATCAATCGCTGATCTAGTTTCAAAGTCAATACTATAGATCATTTATCCTTGTCTTCCATGTTCAAATCTTGCAGATTTAGCTTTATTACAAGCATGTTCAATAATTTGAGCATATTGTTCACAATTATGTGTAAAAAAATTATCGTATTCATCCCACCAAAGTCTGTCTTTATAACAATTTAATGCGTATCCACTTCTATCAAAAGAATCATTTATTTTTATTTTTTCATTATTTTTAATTTTTTCTAAAAGTACTTGATAGTAATCTTCTTCTTCATAATCTATATAAAATGCTTCTTTCCAAGTATTATACATTTTAGGTTCTGGAACTCCATCTAATATAATAAGATCAGAACCACATTCGTCTTGAAATTTTATTATTTTTAAAAGTTCTTCTTTAGTTATATCTTTTAAACTAGATTTAACTTCAAACCATTCATAATAATTGCCATAATCTACTTTAAAATCTGGTAAGTATTTTGTACCATCTTTTAATTCAAATCCTTCTGGTTCATATTCCCATTTTAATCCCATAGTATCAAAAAATACGGCCCATCTAGCCTCAAGACGAGATCTAAAATGATATCCTTTGTATTTAGTTTGTATTACTTTCATTATTAATCTTTCCAATATTTAGAATCATATTCATCTCGCAATACTGCTGACCATCGATCAACAGCATCATCAGAGTCATAGTGTAATCCCTCGTTGCCATTTTGTCCAATAATATCGATACGAGACTTTTTAGGTTTACCAAAAATGCGTTCAAAATTGGCTTCGAATTTTTCTAAATCTGTGGGTCTTTGTTTATCACCTTTGCCTGCTTCACTTACCATTTTGATTCTCCATTTTTGTTATTTTCTTTTTAAGCCAAAGATAATCAGCCATTGCATCACCTTTACCTTTATCATACCAGTTCAATGCTTGTTTGCTAAATAATTTTCTAACAATCCAAGGTAAACTCATATGGAATTCTAACATACTTAATTCAAGCTTTCCTTCTATCAGATTCATTTTTTGTTTTTTAGTGAGTTTCATTTCCAAAATCCTCTTCTGTTAATATGGGTTGATCTTTTTTAGCATCTTTTAACATCATTTCTAATACTCTAATAATTTCTTCAGGATTATCGCCTATCACTTCATCTCTTTCACTAAAAGCCATTAATTCGCCTGTTTCTCTATAAAAGACTTCATTTAATCCATAATATATTTCTTTTGTTTTAGGGCAAATTCGTTTAATGATCCTATAGTTCCAAGTCATTTTGTATATTCCCTTACCTTTTTAAATACTTCTCGTCTATCACTAAATTTAATCTTACCTTGTATTTCTACAGGATAAAAAAATGCAGTCCAGCCGTGATTAGCATGAAATGTTCCTGTTACTTTTTTACCGTTAATGGTATCAAAATAAATCCAGGGATAATTGGCCGCAAAGGTTACATTTATACCTATCTTTTCAAGTCTGGTTTTAAATGTTGATAATCTATCAGTCATTCCTTATCCTTATCCTTATCTTTATTCATAGTATGGATATGTTTTTCTTTTGGTATGGTAAAAATTTCAATAGGGATATCTTTTCTTTTATAAGCATTGTCACGACCTAATTTATATCCAGCTATCCATGCCTGCCACATCTTTTCATCGTCATATTTTAATTCACACATACTAGGACTTTGTAAAAATACTCTTTCATACCACCATGTAAACTCTTCGTTTAATTCAGGTTTCATTTCTTTAGGTTGTGGTTTAATGCGGTATTCCCAATGAGTTGCATCCCAAATTGGAGTTTCAACATATTGCCATTCTTCATTTTCATCAGATACCCATTTAGCTTCAATCTTTTTACCTTCAGCCCATGCTTTTATTTCTTTATGCCATTTATGTTGTTTCATTTTAATCTCCTAATCATTTTTTATATATCCAATTAGGATCCCACATATCGCGATAGGGATCATCTTTATAAAAGTCTTGCTTCATCATCTCTTCAAATTTCTTTTGCTTTTCCGGCGATAAGGCAGAAGAATATTTAGTAACATTTACTTTTTTATATAAGTATTCTACTGCATTAGCTGTTATTGTAATAGGGCTAATATCTGCTGCATCCATATTAATCTCCAAATAAAAAGAGGCTCCAAACTACAGAGCCCCCCACTTCACCACCACGATGAAATTGTTTAGCTGTAAATTCCATTATATTTCACAAACGCCGCTCACGCAAGCTAACATTTGTGCACCCTCTACATTGTCAGTTAATTCTTGGAATTTAGTCCAATCAATCACAGGCATAGAGGTTTTTAATGTATTGTAATCTTCTTCTGAGCATTCTTCATAAGGCGCTTGTTTATAAGTGTGTTCAGAATATGGTAAGAATGAAACTCCACTAATTTCGTCAAAGTGATTCCATACCCATGCACCGACACTGGGCCAATCTTTTTCTTCGACCGATATTGTAACAGAAGGTTTGTGTTCGCACCACTCTTTTTGATAGGTCAACCATAATTCTAGGTGATCTATGGGTGTAACATCTGCCCTTGTTAATCCGTCTGGCGCTTTTTGAGGGAAGCTGAATACTGTCGTTTGCGTCGGTTTATATACGCAGTCTTCGCTAGGAATGCCCTGTTCCACAAGGAAGGTTGTAAGTGGATCTTTTTTGTCGCCACGTACTCTTCTGATATAGAATTTAGAATGTCTTGGATGGATTCCTGACGCAGAGTCAACAAGTTGAGAGACTGTTCCACTTGGCTTGACGCAAGTGATTGCGGCGCTTGGTTCAATGCCAAGTTTTTCAGCCCATTCTTTGTTTGTATCTCTCGCCACATCTCTGAGCTCGTTAAGAATTCCATTTAATTTCTCCCCTTGTGTAGTTAATAATGTATTGTCAAATATACCAGTTAATGACACACCAAGCAAGCGTTCTGCTTCGGTGTTATTTTGCCACACTTTTCTTAAATACGGGAATTTTGTGAACGTCGATTGAATTGTACCCAAAATGGTAGCCAATTTGACTTTGTACATAAGAGTTTCTTTGGTGTCGTCGTGACGTACAACAGCCTCCGTGAGGTTACAAAATTGATACGGACGAAGAATGATCTCTGAGCACGGGTTAGTACCGAACTCGAAATTTGGATCGCGGTGCCCGAATTTGGAAACCGTCTTCTTAGCTGCCTCGCGATTGAAAATGCCTCGTTCACCCGAGTGCGAATTGTAGAGGGAGAGCCATTCCTCCATGAATTTGCCAACTGTAGGCGTCTCGTTGTACACTGCGGAATTATTCGCCAGTGCACGGTGCGGTGCTGTGTCCCACCAAGGTCCCGCTTTTGCATGTCTAATCCTTTCATCGTCTAGGTCTGATAGTGAGATCATAGCAGAACGACGTACGCCACCCACTACAACCACTTCACCAATTTTACACATAATGTCGTGGCACTCTAATGAATTGAGTTTACGGCCATGCGCATGTTTAAATACTGCGACCACAAAATTAAATAGATCAATCAGTGGTTGTGGACCGGACGCCCTACCACCAAATGTTTTTAATCGAGCACCGGCGGGGCGAATTTTTGATACATCCCATTGTGGTACTTCGCCTGCCCATAAATGAGCCAATATTAATCTTAATGCTTTTGCCCAACCTTCTTTCGAGTCATGGACTGCAATCGTGTGATTGGATTCATATAGAGTGTCTGGCACTTCGGGCAGCTTGTTAATATTACTTGCTTCGACTGAAAAACCAACTCCTGTTCCGCACAATAAAATAAACATGGCTTCATCAAATGATTTAGGATCATCGACGGGTAAGTAAGAACAGTTGTAAACGCATGTGTTATCACGATCAGCACTCTTTCCTGCCGTCATCATGGCACGCATGGAAGGCATCAGTTGATGGTTAAAAATAGCGTCAAAGATTTCTTTCTTTAACTCTTCGTTGTCTTTAATAGGTTCAGTGTGACTAAATATGTAGTCTACAAATCTTTGCGTGGTTTCGCCCCATGTCTCACGACGGGCTTTTTCATCGATAAATCTAGCGTATCGACTCGCTGCAATGTACTCTCTATATTGATCCATTTATTATCTTTCTTGCAATAGACTCAGCGTACTTGTTCGCGTCCTTTTCTTGAATACGAAATTGATACTGAGTGGGTGGTGTAAAAATTTTGTTTGTATCTTCAAAACGACCTTCTTTTATGGTATCCATCCATATCGTTACCTGTGGTTCAAACAGTGCTCTCATAAGTAGTGTAGGGCAAACAAAGTCACATATCACAAAGTCCGTATTTTCATCACGTGCTAAGTAATACATGCGCGCTGCTTGCCTTAACCTACCCTTGTCAGTGAAATCCCAATCATTAAAGTCTTCACGAATCTTATCGGCATTAAACCATTTCACAGATTGTTTGTGATTAATTAACTGCTTCAAGAGGGCACGAGCAAGTGTCGTCTTACCCGCACCCGGAAGCCCCATAATTAGGATCTTTTTCATTAAACTGCGAAGTCTGCAGCGGCGGATGTACCACCACCAAGTTTTTCACCGTCTTCTGTTTTTTGAACATTGTTTAATCCAACCGCAATACCTTTAGAACCTGAGGCATTGTATGGATAGAGTGTTACAGATGCACGACCATAGCAACCGCTATAGAATTCTGATGGATCAATGATCGCATTCATATCTGCATCTACAACACCTGGTTTATTAGCTGAGTTAGCATTTACAAAGTATGAATTAGCATAAGCCGGATCATCCTTCTCTGCGTCACCATCACGTAAACCACCTTTTAAACCTTTTGGTACTGCGCCACCAAAGAAAGCTGCGTTTGTATTTGCCGCATCTTCGAAAGCTTTTTGAAACTTAGCAACTGTTTCAGTATCAGATTTTGGAATGATAATTGATACTGAATACTTTGGTGTACCGCCTTCAACAGCAGCTTGTGGTTGAAACACATGCGCATATGAGAAACGTACTTTACCAGTTACAATTTTAATTTTATTAGTTGCTGCCATATATTACTCCTTAACGTTAGAATCAAACTTCAATCGGGGCTGATTCGTCTACCCGTAAAAAACATATTACACTACTTTTAATCATCATGCAAGATTTTATTATTTTGCATAGCTTTTTTAATAGCTAATGCATTAATAAAGTCTTTTTTATATGATTCTTCTTCAAGCATTTCGGGATCTACAGATACCAATAATAAAATCTGATACACTGAGTCGCGGAGCAAATTGATCTCATCACGTAATCCACTATTAGTCAACGGTTCAAACTCTTTTGTATATTTTCCAATCAAACTATCTGGTACAGAATACACTTTTTCATAGCATTTAACAAGCATATTATTCATATCTTAAGTAAGACGGAAGCTTTATTTTTTCTTTAAAGTTCTCTATCTGATTGGTAAATTGTTCGTAGCGTTCTCTGTAAACTTTTGAATCGGTGAACTTGAGATCTGGAATAACTAGCTGAACATTGTACACGTAACAGTACTCATAAAAGAATTGAGCGTGCACCAACTCTCTTTGAAGTATTTGTCTTATCATACTGTCCAGGGCGTCTCCCTTTAATTTTGGATTCTCAACAGCGAAGTAGCGTTTTGTGATTTCTACAAAAGACCAAAAAGAATCCTGAACATTTTCTCTTGTTAGGAATATGTTTGTTTTTTGTAAATTAAAAAAGTTAATTGAGTGATTGTTTATAACTGCTCTATCAAAATCAATCGTTCTTAAAAATGCAGGGTTCTTTGGATTATGCTCCGGCACTTTTATTTCATGGATTAAATGCTTGAGTGGCTTTTTAATATCCATGTTAAGTATCTCATCGTAAAGAGGTACCTTTAATTGTTTGGCTAAATCATAACAAAACTTTGTTGACCCACAACGTCCTATTGAAGAAACAATCATTTGAAGTCCTCTGCCGCATTAGCTGTTGTATCGCGGACCAATTTAGGTGATCCCTCGGGGCGTTGTACTAATTCACCTAACCAAGCTACCACTTGACCTTTGGCCGCTAACTTTTCTAGCGTTGCGATAGATTTTAGTTTGACAGGTTCATAAATGGTATCTTTAGGAAGACCCTTTTCAAGTAGCACTTTGGCAGCAAGTTCAGTATCAGTGATCTTGCGATGTGTTGTTGTCGTTGTTAATTTAAAACCGATCGGGATCTTATGTTCATTGACAGCTCGATCAAGTGCGTGAGTTTCTACATCATTTACCCATGTGCGTAAGTCTTGCGCTTTTGATAATACAATATTAAGCTCATCTTCTGTTAATAAAGGAGGTTCTTTAAAATCGAGTTTAGCTAGCTCATTATTATAATCAGCTCGCGCACGACACAAAGCTTTTGCCTTACAGAATTGGCAATGATTTCCAGGTACATAGTTACCCGATCCTGTCCAAGCTTTTGCTGCTTTGGGTTTTACAAAATACTCTGCCCAATCCACAAGTTTATGAAGGGTTGTGCTATCTGTTGTAATGCTATCCAATCGAGGTTGGATGATTGTATATTTAACTTCTTTGATATTTGGGTACTTGACTTTAAATTTATTCCATGCGCCTAAACTATACAATCTTAATTGTGGATTATCTATAGCTGATACAGGAATGCCTGCACCATATTTTAAATCCATGACATGAATTGAATTTTCTGATAATACTACAACGTCTGCAGTTCCGAAGCCGTCATTTACCCATTCTGAAAAGTCTACCTTTTGTTCAAACATAGGCTCATCGTTGGCACCAATCTGCGATCTTACATAGACAACATAGTTATCTGTATAAACTTCCATCTCTTCATTATAGTATTGAGTGAGTTTAATAATCTCAAGCTCTCGTTTATATTCCTCACTACTAATCTGCCCATAATGGAGACGCAGTTTGATTTCAGATAAAGTGTGGGCTGTTGTGCCTTCTGCTGAATAATCAAATGCATTTGGGTTTCTTGGAGTATCGGGGAGTGTACTTTCGAGTCTTGCGGAAGGAGTACATGTTAGCCATCTTTTGGATCCGGAGGCTGAGAGAAATGCGTGTGCAGTCATTTTAGTCTTTCAATTCGTTAAAAAGTTACTTATACTAATGCAAAAAAATACCCCTTTCGGGGCATTATTTTTTAACTAAATTGAAAATATTTTTATTGCTTTAAGGCGGAAATTAGGTTAGCTATTTCTTTATTAAAGTCGACTACAACCTCTGCTTTGAGATCAATCTTTTGTTCTCTTGAGTCTTTGTAATCATCGGGGTATTGGCCTCGTAATGCAATCTCTGCAACACGGGAATTGAATGCTTTGTTTTCGATATTGGCTAACATCAAATTTTCCCAATATGCTTGACCATAGGTTGTTGCTAAATCCATAGCTTCTGCAAATACAGGATCTTCTTTTTTAAGTTTAAGCGCAGTTGTTTTACTTATGCCAATTGCGGCGTACATCGCTTTTTGTGATGCACCTTGCTGCCCAAGAAGTAAAATCTTCTTAGCATCTTCTTCATTAAACTTATATTTTTTGTTTGTTGCCATTATGTTATTTCTTTAAACCTTTTAATGTTTCTGCAAGTCTTGCGCGTTTACCTGTCACACCAGGTTTCTTTGCTGCAGCTGCAAGTTTGCCAGCGGGAATCTTTTCACCTTTTTTAACACCAAGAGATTGTTTTAATGCACCTGGTTTTTTAATTGCTTTCTGAATCCACTTTTCTGCCATCTTGTATTCTCCTAATGACTTCTTCTTTTTGTTTATTGGTGTAGTTATACCAGTCTACTATTTCGGATACATGTCGTTTACATCCACGACAATACTCATTGTCTAATCGACAAACACCGATGCAAGGGCTATTAGTAGGCATAGGTTTCCCTATTCCTACTAATGCACAAACTAGTCTTTTTTCGCCCCATCGTCGGTCTTAACTGACATGCGCTCAATCTCAGCTTTGCGAGCCCTCATCTCAGCCATGGCCTCATTAATAACGACTCGGGTCACTGCTGCAGCAAGTTCTTGGCGCTTTTTCTCAATAGCATCTGAGTTTGAAAATCCGCCCCTATCCATCATCTTATTTAAAAGATCGGATGCCATTATGCGTCTGCCGTAGCATCAGGTGCTGGTTGTGTATCAGCAGGTTCACATGCAGCTTGTAATGCAGCTACTTGTGGGCCACCTTGAGTTTGAATCTCATTAATTAAATTTGCAGAAGCCACAAATGGTGCATTACCTAATACATTAAGCAATCCGTTCACTTGATCCACTGTTAAAGTTAATGTTATTTTTTCTTTGCTAATATCGGTCATACTTTTCTCCTTTTATCTAGTTCTCGTTGAATGTACCATATCGCCTTTTCTAAGTCTTCTATGGCATCGTGTTTTAAATCTGCACGCCAGATGTACTTCACGGCATTCCCAAGACAGAAGTTCATATGTTCTGTAATTTGAATGCACTCTATATTTTCACCACAAATACATTTAGCTGGGTTACTCGTATAATGCTTTGGATGATTAACTGGATCATTTTGATCCTTAACCATTCCAAGCCAATTTTTTTCGCTTATAGCCATTATAAATTTAGCTCCTTTTTAATAATCTCTAATCCCTTACCAAAATGATATCTCCAGTATTTTTCTGTCACGGATATATCATTGTAAGTTAAACCATCAAGGTAAGCCTCAAAAATAAATTGTTGTTTTGGGTCAAGCTTAGCGTCAATGATTTTTCTAATGTCTATTAAGTCTTCCTCGGTCCAGGGTAACCAACCATCAATCAGTGTGGCTGAGAAGTTACCTTCCTTAGAGTCATCGCGCTCCATGGGATCAGGGTCCTCGTCGGATAGTCTGGGCATCATAGCGTTAACTTTATGTTTTAGTTTGTTATTTTCCATACGTACTATACTAATGCAAAATCTAGGGCATTTAAGACAGCATTTTGGATATTTATTTTACC